AGCGGCGCGGTCGGGAGCGGGAGCCGCTCGTATCGCTGCGCCGAGTAATTCTTGCCCTCGCCGTCGGGCATGTTGGGCTTGTCGCCTATGTCGGAAAACACGGTGAGTTTTTCCGCCACGGCGAGGAGCTCCGCTTGCAACCAAAGCGGCGCAAGATCGTTGACAAGCGTTGTTGAGGTACTTAGCCCGGGGTCGTTGTAGTTATACGTTGAACCTGGCATTGCGACCTCCTCCTAGAGCGCGGCGCCATCGAGCGCCTTGCGTTTCTCCTCAAGCGTCATGCTCGCGAATTGCTCGCGCGTGATTGGCGCCCGCGGCCCTTTGGTCGGCTCGGGCCCGGCTTTCTGTGCCGAGGCCCCGCCCTCCGTGACGGCCGCGCCGGCGGCCGCGGCACGGTTGGCGTGCTCGGCGCCGCGTTGCTTCGCGCGCTCCTCAATCATGCGGTCGACGTATGCCGGATCATCCATGCGGCGCGCCTTTACGAGCGCAACGGCTTGCTTGCGCGTTATGACTTGGCCGGCGCGGCGGTACTCATTGCGCACGCGGTCGGCCTCCTCGGCTATGGTTTCGTATTGGTCGACCTCTTGCCGGGCTTGCACGAGGTCGACCGCGTCAGCCATGCCCTCGATGCCAACGAGGAGCGGCGCGGCGAGCTCTTGCAGGAACGCGGCGAAAATGGGCGCGTGCGATTGCACGGCGTCCTCGTTCCACTGCCCGCCGAGCGTCGCGGCAATCCGTTGCGCGGAGTCGCGCGGGAGGCGCACGAGCGGCGGCGGCCCTTGCGCCGGGGCTTGTTGCGGTTGGAGGAGGCGGAGCGTGCTCTCGAGGTGCCCGCGGTAGTCGCGCTCGCGGGCGAGCTCGCTCTCGAGTTTCGCAAAGCGCTCATCGTAATTCGGCGCCGCCGGCGCCTCGGGCGCCTCGGGCGGCGGCGCGCCGGCGTCCTCGGGCGGGCTTGGCGCGGTGCTAGGTGCGAGCTCGTCAGCCATGGTGCTCCTACGGTATCGGCTCGTCGGCGACCGGGTCGGCCCACCAATCGCGCCGCGTGGCGGCAAGGTCGGCGGCGGCGCTCGCCTCGAGGCCGGCCCGCTCGCCGGCGCGTTTCGCGAGCGCCGAGAGCGCCAGCGTTTGCAGGAAGACGGGCGACACGAGGCGTTGGAGCTCCTCAACCTGCCCGCGGTTTTTCATGACGGCTTGCGTATCGGCGAGCTCGGTAGCGAGGAGAAACCGCGTGCGCCCCTCGACGTACTCACGGAGCGCGCGGTGATACCCGCTCGCCTCGAGCTCGGCGACGAGCCGTGCGAGCTCGTGCGGGTCGACGCCGGCGACGGGCCCAAGCATTAGAACGCCACGCGGCCGCGGCGGAGCGCGGCCATGGTTTGCGCCCGGCCTTGCGGCATGGCGCGGGTTGACGGCGGCGGCGGCAACGAGCCCTCGAGGCGCTCGGCGCGTGGCGTTTCCGGGGCGAGCGGCACGCGGCGCCCGACGGGCGGCGGCCCGCCAGCACGCGGCGGCACACGCCCGGCGGAGCTCGTCGGCGGCGGCCCCATGCGCCGCGGCGTCATGCCGGGCGCGCCGGGCACGCGGCCGCGCACGGGCCGCGGAGGCGGCGGCGGTGGCGCGCCGCCTTTCATGCGCGGCACGAGCGGCTTGCCCTTGCGTTTTCCGCCGCCGACTTTGCCGGGCGGCATGGTGCCGGGCGGGCCCATCGGCGGCACTAACGCTTTGCGTGCCATCGTTGGGCGGGCCCGTGTGCCTTGCGCCCCCCGGGTCTGTCAACCCCCTATTAGTGCGGGGCGGGTTGTCGCGACGGCTCGAGCGTAGCGCGTCGCCCCGTCGGCGCGGCCAATCCGTGCGGGAATGAGGCCGACGAGCGACAGCAACCAAAGGACAACGGCTAGGACAATTACGACCCGAATCACGGATTTAATCGTCGGGTCGAGCGGCAAGAGGCTTTCGACAAGGTAGAGAATCAACCCAATGACGATAAGGACCACAATAAGCTGAATGAGCGGCATACCGTCCTCCCGTTAAGTCGTGCTCGTTGTCGAGCTCGTGCTCGTTGACGTGCTCGAGCTCGTTGTTGACGTTGTCGACGTGGTCGACGTGGTCGAGCTCGTCACGCCGCCCGCGGGGCCGCACCCATTCCACGCCGGCCCGCAATCGACGGGCACGGGTTGCGCGCCCGCCGCGGTGGCAAGAGCGAGGAGCCAGCACGCGAGCGCACGCATTTAGTGCGCTCCCGCGCACGCATAGAGCACGGTAACGGAACACGCCGAGCACGCCGTCACATGCGCCCGGTAACTACACGTCGGCGCCATGACAGACACAACCGCGGTCGGCGTCGCGGGCCCGAGCGTCATGGTGCCATTGCCGACGGGCGCCCATGCGACACTGTCGCACGATACCTCGAGCGCGACCGTCGCCGTGCCCGCCGTCCGTACCGCTTGCACGAGGAGCGCCGGCACGGCGCGGGCTAAGATCGTGTCGGGCGTTGGGCCGGGCGCCGTCAACGGCGTTGGCGTCAACGTCGAGCCGTCGCACGTCTTGTTAGCCGCGCCGGCGGTGCCGAGCGCGCACGCGAGCACGAGCGGCACAAGAAACTTTGCGTGCCCGCTACGGAGCCCGCGGCGGAGCGCGGCGTTATGCTTGCGCTCAATGTCGCGGGCGTAGCCGGGCGTTGCCAAAATCTCGTGATAGCTCTTGTGCCACGGCATACGCTTTTTCTCCGCCGCCGTTATGCACGATGGGCAATTGACCGGATGCGCGCCTGCATGGCTTGCTCGTTTCATGCGGGTTTCCCTCAAAATTTCGCCTTGCCCGCGCGTAGCTTTTTGAGCGTTTGCGCGAGGGCGGCTTGCTTTTTGGTCCTCGGCGACGCCGTCGAGCTCGGCTTTAAGACTTGCCGCGCATAGCTCGAGGTCGACTTGCCCGCGGCCTTTGCTTTCGCGGTAAACGCGCCGGGCCGCTTGATTGCGCTTTGAATCCACTTGTCGGCCATGGCGCTACGTCGGGAGCCGCGGGAGGCGGCGGAATAGATCCGACACGTTGCGGGTTTTCCCGACGCGGCCTTGCCCGAGCGGCGCCGGCGGGCGAATGCCCATCATGGCTTTTGCGCGGTCGCGCGAGTCGGAATGCGGCCGCGCGGGCCGCGGGCCCATCGGGGCGGTCAGGAAACTCGCGAGCGCGTTGACGCCGTGCCCGGGCACGCCCGGCATGAGCACACGCGGCGGCCCCGCCGGCGGCGGCGGGAGCATCGGCCCCGGCGGCGGTGCGCCGGGCGGCGGCCCCATCGGCGGCGGCCCGGGCGGCCCTCCCGGCGGGAGCCCCCCCGTCGGCGGCGGGCCGCCGGGCAGATTCGGGAGGGGCCCGGGCAACCCGGGAGGGGCTCCCGGCGGGAGGCCGCCGGGCGGAGCGCCGCCGGGGCCCGCAAGCTGCGCCATGCTTTGCGAGAGCGCTTGCGCCTCGGCGGCAATCATGAGGCCGACGTGTTGGTGAATGTGCGACCCGAGCGCTATTCGCGCGTCGTCGGAAAGCGCGCCCGAGCCGAGCATGTGTTGATGCCCCTGCACATGCGCCGTGTGATCGTCTTGCGGCGATACCCGGAGCTCGGCGGCGCGGTTGACGCGCGCAAGCGCGTTTTCCCATCGCCAATCATTCGGCGGGAGCTCCGCCGTTTTGACGACGCGGTCGGCGTCGGGCAACCCGAGCCCGACCGACCAAAACGTGCGCAGCACATACGGCCAGTCGACCGTAACGCCTTGGGCGGCAAGTTGGTCTTGCGGGACTTGGGTTAGGAGCGCGATGCCTTGCACCATTTGCTGCGCCCGTACTTGCTGGTTGAGCGCGGTCGTCGTGCCGAGCCATTCCCATTCATATTCGCCGACGAGGTCGGCGACCGTGATGGGATGCTCGACGAGCTCCATCCCGTCGGCGCCGGCGACCTTTAAAATAATGTCGCGGTCGAGGCATTGCTGCGACAGAATGTCGCTCCGCTCGAGGAGCGGCACCATCACGTCATCCTCGAGGCTTTCGACAATCGCGCGGAGGTCGACGGCGCTATCGGCAAGCTGCGCGGCGAGCCCGGCGGAATCGGGCGGCCCTTGCTGCGCGACCGTGCCGACGGGGCGCGCCGGCGTTGGCGCAACCAACGTGTCGGCCATGCCGACGTAATTCGACACGGCCTCGAACCCGGCTTGTGCGGCGCCTTGCGGCGGCGTCGTGAATTGCACGCCGGCCGGGTTGGCGAGCCATTTTGCGCCGGGCGCCATGCGCAACGACGTCGGATCCTGCACGGCGCCGACGTCGACCACGGCAATGGGATTCGTCGACCACACAAAGGCGTCGCCGGATTGGTTGCCAAGGTCGTTGATAAAATACTGCATGTAGTCAAAGAGCTCGGGCAACCCGCGGCCATAAAACTCCTCGGGCAATTGGACGAATCGGCCGACGAGCCAGGACGTGCCGCCGTGAAAGAACGGGCGGCGTTGTACCCGGAGCGGGATCGCATCGGCGCCGAGCGTGACGAGATAGCGCGCGGGCTCGTCGCCCTCGAGGTCGACCGTCCACATGCATTCGGTAATGTCGAGCGGGCGGAGCGCCGCGGGCACGTTATCGTCAAGCGGCGCGGTAAACCCCTTGTCGGCGAGCCGTTGCGAGAGCGCCGAATACTTGTCGGGGTTGCGCCCGCCCCCGCCGCGGTCGGCAAGCGCGGCGTCGTAAAGCGCCGTGAGCTCGTCAACGTTTTCGTAGACGTTGCCGCTCGCTTTCGGGTCGCGCGGGTCGAGCGGGCGATTGCCGAGCGCATAGACGCGGCTCCGCGGCACGCACCGGTCCTCGAAAACGAGCGTGGCGGAGTCGACGCCGTCGGCCGTCGCGGGCCAGACATAGAACGCAAAGAGGTCGACTGGCTCGAATGTCGGCCCGAGAAAATCGGCGACTTTCTCGACCTCCTCGATAGTCTTCCCGGACGGCGAGCCATCGTCGGCGAGCACGTCATGCAAGACGGTTTGCTCGTGCTCGACGACACGCCACACATTGCGCACGGGCGACGTGCCATACATGACAAGCTGGCGGAGCCACGGGAGCGCGTGTTTCCGGAGCCGCATAAAGCGGCGCATCCAATATTTTTGGAGCGCGACTTTTGCGGGTATCCGCGCCTCGAAATCCTCGCGCAACGCGCGGCACGCAAACCAATCTTGGTCGGGAAACAAATCCCGCTTGATGCGCGTAACCCATTGCTCAACCCATCGGCGCCCGACCGGAAAATACGTATTGGTGCGGCCCCGGTAGCCTTGCTGATCGTGCCGCACGCTCCAAATCCGATAGTAGCGGAGCCACCGCTCACGGAGCACGCCGTTACGCTCGTCGCGCGTGCGCTTCATGAGCGGCACGAGCTCTTGCTTAATGCGGAGCGCTATCTCGGGGTCGCGGGCGAGATTGGTCGGCGTCGCGCCGCGGCCCGGCGCCAAGGTTTCGGCGGCCGCCCCGCCTCGAGCTCCGCGCGCCATGCCCCTACCTCCGGGCGGGCCCGTGTAGCGGGCGCCCCCCGCCGGCGTCAAGCCTCCTCAAGAATCCACCGCCGGCGCCGGGCGTAGTCCTCGAGCCACGCGAGCGACCGATTGCGCCGCCAAAGGATCCACCGCAAGACGGGCGCCGCCTCGACAACGGCGCCGGCCTCGACGGCAACAAGGCAACAAAACGTCGGCGCCTCGACGCGAAACCAACGCCGCGCCGCGGGCGCTACCATGCACAATCCGCCCGCGCGATAGCGGTTAGCTTCTGCATCCATTCCGACGTGCTCCCGAGTAGATTATCGTTGAGGTAGCGGGCGGCGTCGGCGACGTCCTTGTAGGGATGCGTCGGCATGGGCTTTCCGGTTTTCGGGTGACGGGCGAATCCGCCCGAGAGCGCCGAATGCAAAATCGGGCACCGCGGATCGACTATGAGCGCCGGGCTCGGCACGTCCTCGCCGGGCACGCGCACGCGGCGCAACAGCCGGTCGCGCAAGTTGTTGTACGACGTGTCGCCGCGGCCGCCGAATGTCTGCAAAATAATGCCGTGCCGTAAGAGCGTCGCGCGAATGGATCCGAGCTCCATTTCATGCAACGCCTCGGGGTCGCCGGCGTCAAAGCAATTCGCCCCCGGGCCCATGAGCTCGATGGTTAAGGCTTTCGTCGCCTCGATTTGCGCCGTCAAGTTGGAATGCTCGAGCACGAGCTCGGCGACAAAGCCGAGCCGTCCATGCACGTCGACTTGCGCAAAGAGCGTGACCGGGCACACTTGCCCGAAATCCCATCCGCGCAGCAGCCGCGCGCTCGGCGACACGGGAAACGGTCGGCGCATTTCCGCCGGCACGTATTCCGGCAACACGGGCTCGCCGGCGGCGAGGTCGAAGGCAATTTCAAACTCGCGTTGCCACCCGCGCGGCGGCATGCCTTGCATGGCGCCGCGTTTCCATTCCGCGGTGCGCTTCGCCGGGTCGGCCGTGTAATGGACCTCGACGACATGCACGCCGTTGCGCGGGCATTTCCATTCGGTCACGCCCGGCATGGGTTGCGCGGCCGCGCCACGCGGGTCGGGCGCGGCCCCGCGAGCGCCGAGAAACGGCATCGCCTAGTCGCGCGGCTCCTCGGGCTCGGGCTCCTCCTCGGGCTCGGGGTCCTCGAGCTCTCGGGCGGCCTCCTCATCATCGGGGGGCGCGGGAGGCGGCACGGCGTCCTCCTCGGGCGGGTCGGGCACAAGCCAATATGACGGCGTCATGCGGGAAACCTCCTCACGCCGGCGCCGCGGGCGGCGGCCATCCCCACGGCGCGGCGTTGTCGTAGTAGTCGGGCCCGTGTCTGACAGACACATGCACATGGTGTGCATGCTTGTTCGCCCCGGTATAGGGGCGCCACGCGCCGGCGGCGTGTGACTGCCCGCGCCCGGAGAAGATCCGGCCGTTGGAAATCACGTAGCGCACGCGCGGCTCGCCGGCGCGCACGCGGCCGCGGAGCCATTCGGCAAAGACGTAGGAATCAAAGCCGCCGGCCGGGTCGTGCGTAAAATCGCGCGCGCAGACGACCCGGCAACACCGGCACGGGTTATGGTCCGACACGCGGGCACTATGGCGCGGGTCGCCAATCGCGCCGTCACTCGCTTTGGAGCGCTGCGGGGCGCTCGCATTGACCTCGCCGAGCAAGCCTTCATCCCCGCGGCCGCCGAGCGCGTGGGCGACGCGCCACGTCACGGCTTGGGGCGCTCCTCGCGTTGGCGCAAGTCTAAAAACCGCTGCATCAGCGCGGTTTGCGCTTTGAGCTCGTCGGTTTGCGCATGGAGCTCGGCCATTTGCGCCTCCTCGACGTCGACGAGCCGCCCCGCGGCCTCGGTATTGGCCGCCATGCGGCTCGTAATGGTTGCCATATTCTCTTGAAACCGTGTCAATAAGAACCAAAGCAACACGCCGGCGACCACTACGGGAAACCCGACTTGCACAATCGCCCGCGAGGCGACGTCGACCCAACCGCCGCCCGGCACGACCGTTAGCGGGGCCCCGCCCGGCCCGCTCCCGGGGGCGCTCATGGCGTGGGCGCGGGGGGGAGGGGTCGACCGGCCGGCGGGGAAACGCCGGGGGCGGCGCACTGTGTCGGTCGGTCGACCCGGGGGCGGTCCAAACTGCGGCCTCTCCGGGCGGGCCCGTGTGCCATTCGCCCCCGGGGGCCGTCAAGCCCCCTTGACACGACCCGCCACGCAGGGTTGGCGGTCTGTTAGCTCACAGAGGGGGGGGGTAATTCGCCCCGCAGAGGGTCGACCTCGAGGGAAATCGGGCGCTTAGGCCGTTTTCCGTGACGCTTGGCGCCGGTTTTCCCTGCGTGTCGGGTTTCGGCGGCCTCGCGCGTCGGAAAA